AAGGAGATCCATCAGGCTATTGCTATGAACGGCGTCAACCGTCTCGTGGTAAACAAGATGGATGTTTTGCGTGAAGTTGGTATTTGGGGCACAACTGACAGACGTATTCATGGTGAGCGTCATTTCCGCAACTTTCTTGAAGAAGAGTTTGGTCCGAGAGAAGGAATAGATAAGATTTACTTTTCCGATAACCCAGCATCAATTAACGAAGAAAATCCCTTGACAGCAGCCGCATAGCAGGCTATATTATACTTGTCGTTGGAGGACAGATGACTATGAATTATGGATACGCATGTATCAACATGCAACTCTCAAACCCGCAAGATTTCGGTGGTAAGAAGAAAGATAGAATCACCACCAATCGCTCCATGATCAAGAGAACATTTCAAGAGAAGGGGATCGAGTATGCGTCCTCCTTGTCTCTCCTAAATGTACTCGATCTCCAGAAAGTTCTCGAATGGAATGTTGAGCACGGGATCAAGTTCTTTCGTCTGTCCTCCAACGTTTTCCCTTGGGCGTCAGAGTATCAACTACATGACATGCCCGACTATGAGGCAATCTACGAAGCATGTGAGAAGGCTGGCAACTATGCCCGAGAGAACGGCATTCGCCTAACTTCTCACCCCGGTCCATTCAACAAACTGGCTTCTCCAAAAGAGAAGGTGTTTCAAAACACTTTGAGAGACTTGGAGATTCATGGTGAGTTTTTCGATATGCTTGGACTACCTCGCAACCACTACGCAAAGATCAATATTCACGTCGGTGCAGCATACGGAAACAAGCCCGTCGCACTAGATACTTTTGTAAGGAACTTTGAACGACTACCAGATTCTATCACTTCCCGTCTAACTGTGGAGAATGATGACCGTGAATCGCTTTACTCAACATTGGAACTATTTGAAGGAATCTACCCTCGTACTGGGATTCCGATTGTTTTTGATTATCATCATCACGGGTTTTGTACTGGCGGTCTTAGTGAAAAAGATGCCTTGGAGATTGCGATCTCGACGTGGGGAGACATCAAACCGGTAGTCCACTACTCCGAGTCTCGTGCCGAAGAAAAGCGCGACTCCAAGATTCGCCCTCACGCCCATTCCGATTTCGTCAACGGACCCATCGACGACTATGGACATGACCTCGACGTTATGATCGAGGCTAAGATGAAAGAACTCGCCCTGTTTGGGCTTCAACAAAACGATGCTGCCCGCTTGACAGCAGCGGCGTAACAGATTAGAATATAAACAAGGGAGAAACAATGATTGGTCTAGACATGAACGTTGTTATCAGCAAGTTGATAAACAAACTTAAGCAGCACCACTCACTGTACAGTTTTCCTTGCAAGGCGGAACTGTTTGAAGAGATTTGGGCTTCTATTCTGAGAGAGATGACCTCCAATTCAGAAGTTGTGTGGGAAGCAGACGGCTCACACAGTTCAGGAGCGGACGTTATTTTCAGAGGACAAAGACACCAGAACAAGGGTGGAGAGATCAACCACGCCAAGGGCACACTCAAGTGGAGTGGGAGCCGAACAACCAAGTACAAGACTTTGCAAGAGAAAGTAGAATTTATCAGCAAGGACAAGTATGATTACTACATCTTTTTGTCAAGAGAAAAGAAGGACTGGAAAACAGGAAAAAAAGTTTATTACTTGGGTATTGTGCCAGCCAATAAGATTGATTATGGCTCTTTGGACTGGAAGCCAACTGAGAAGAATCCAAAAAACTTCGTTGGAATTTCAGAAAATCTGAAAGCAAGAATAAATCATTCAATGTCCGATCAGTTGTGGACAGAAGTAGAACTATCATCAATTGGAAAATTTCACAGGATTGTAGTATGAATAATATCTGGAACACTGTCAACTTGAGAGATTGTATTGAAGGGCTGTCTAAAATGCAAGACAACTCTGCTGACTGTATCATTATTGATCCACCTTACAATATTGGCAAAGATTTTGGAAATAATAAGACAAAGACGGAAATCTTTGAATATGTTGAATGGTCAAAGAAATGGATCACTGAAGCAGAACGAGTGCTTGCTCCCTCGGGAACAATGTTTGTTTATGGGTTTAGTGAGATTCTTGCATTTCTTGCGGTAGAGCTAAAACTACCCTATCGTTGGCTAACTTGGCATTATACCAATAAGACTACGCCAACTCTTAACTTTTGGCAGAGAAGCCATGAGTCTATTCTTTGTGTCTATAAGGATCCAAAGAAGAGAATTTTCAATAGAGATCTTGTTAGAGAACCCTATACCGAAAATTATGTTAAGGGCTATGCTGACGGGAAAAGAAAGCGCAAGAACACCACTGGGCGATTTTCTAAAGAAGGCTCTGCGGAGACAACATATAAGGTTCACGACAAGGGTGCTCTGCCAAGAGACGTTATCAAAGTGAGTGCTCTTGCTGGCGGAGCCGGTTTGCGACAGAGATTTGTTTATAATATTGATGATGATAAATTATATACGAAAAAAGAAGCAAAGAAAAATGGCTTTACTAATATTTTGCACCATCCAACTCAAAAGCCAGTTGAGTTGACAGAAAGATTGCTTCTATCTTGTTTAGATCAAAATAAAACCAATTCTGTTGTTATCCCATTCTGTGGAACTGGTAGCGAATGTTATGTCGCTCAATATCTTGAACAACAATGGATTTCATTTGAAATCAATCAAGACTATCAGCGCATGGCGACAGCGCTCCTGCGTGACGGATTCCCACAGGGCGATCCGTTTACTTGACAGCAGACCACCGACCTGTTACATTAACAACACCACTAAGGAGGACACTATGTCTACATCGACCGAAGAGAAGAAGCGCTACGTGCTGGAGTACATCCGTCCGCTCGTGGCAATTGAAGAGGCTATGGAGCCTTACAAGGACCAGAAGCGCGAACTGCGCACCGAGTACCGCGAGCAGGGCTGGCTTAACACCGACGAGATCCGTGCGGCTGTGAAGGCTTACCGTCTGTTCAAGGGCAAGGTAAACATTGATGATGTTTACGATAACTACAAGGCTATTTCTGGCGAAGATACGGAGGCAGAATGATTGTTGAATTTCAGCGCGTCGATCAATACGCAAAGATTCCAACACGATCAAATCCATCCGATGCAGGACTCGATGTTTATGCACACATAGAGGACCCGGTCACTATTGAACCGGGTGGCTCCGTGCTGATTAAGACTGGTCTTAGGTTTGGCGTCCCACACGGTTACATGCTACAGGTTATGAACCGCTCAAGTGTGGCAGCAAAGCGTAGCCTTGTTGTCGGTGCTCACGTCATCGACTCTGGCTACGATGGAGAAGTCTTCATCAATCTACACAACATTGGTACTAAGCCACAGACTGTGTATTATGGCGATAAGATCGCACAACTCGTGATGGTCCCGGTTGTAACTTTCCGACCACAACTTGTTGAGTCCAAACTATACCGTCATCCGATCACAATCTCTGACCGTGGCGAAGGAGCCCTTGGGAGCACAGGTGGATAAGAACACAACACAACTAATGTTTAGTTCAAAGTCAAATGACTGGGCTACCCCCCAGTCTTTCTTTGACAAACTCAACGGCATCTTTGGTCCATTTACCTTGGATGCCGCTGCATCGGCTGACAATTATAAGGTTGCCAACTACTACACTGAAGCAGATGATTCTTTGTCTCAGGACTGGTCTGGGAACCGTGTATTTCTCAACCCACCCTATGGACGAGCACTAAAGGACTGGATTCGCAAGGGCTACGAAGAGGGGCAGAAAGATGACACCACTGTTGTCATGCTCATTCCAGCCCGAACCGATACTCAGTATTGGCACGACTACGTGATGAAGGCAGACGAGATTCGTTTTGTTCGTGGTCGTATCAAGTTTGGTGACGGCACCAACTCCGCACCATTCCCATCAGCCGTTGTGGTATTCCGTCAGTCATCTTTCAACGGACCACGCATTACAGGGATGGAGAGACCGTGAATAGAGCAGAAAGGCGGCGGCTAAAGAAAAAGAATAAGGGTAACGATAAACTCGCCCAAAAAATTTCCACCTTTAGCCACCGCCCAGACGCATGTTCAGCGTGTGAAGCCGCATTTGACGCCAAATCAAAAGAACACGCGCAAACTTGGAGGGTAGTGGTGCGTGAGAATCCTACCCGCGTAACCCTATTTTGCCCAGAGTGCATAGAAAGAGTAAAGGAGGTACTAGATGGCAAGAGGAACAAGTAAGACAACTACAACCGTAGATTTCTTTGTGGAAGAAAAAGCAAAAGATATGGAGCAACAAATTGATGTGTTTGATTGTCATGGACTTGATGATGAACCAAGTACCGAAGAAGCAGCTACCGAATTTCTTAATACCATGAGAGCAGGACTTGCAGGCATCGCACGACGCGAAGCCGTAAATCATCCCCCGCACTACAACCAAGGCAACATAGAAGTAATTGATGCCATCGAAGATTGGGGACTTGACTTCAACGCAGGCAATGTGGTAAAATATGTTGCGAGACATCAACACAAGGCAGAGCCTATTGAAGATCTCAAGAAGGCACGTTGGTATCTCGACCGTTTAATTGAAGGATGGGAAAATGGCAGTAGTTAGAATCAATAGACGCAATCTAGAACAGATTATGGGTGGCGAAGTCAAGCAGCCACATGAAGTGATCATTAAGTTCTACGGACAAAATTGCCACCTATGTCACGCTTTGCGTGACAAGTTTGTGGACATCTCCGATGATTATGATGACATCCACTTCTATGCATTCAACATGGATGATGGAAAGGGACTGGAAAAGAAGTATGGGTTTGACGGAGTGCCTTCGATCTGTTATATTAGAACAGGTGGTGCAAGACCCGTTGTGAAGTTCATGGAAGAGCCCAAGAAGCCTCACAAGGAAACATGGTATCACCCCACAGGTATTCGTATCTTTATTGATAAAAACAGAGGATAATAATGCAAGAAGCACTCACATACGATGATGTCCTGCTTCTACCTCAATACTCGGACATACGTTCACGTTCAGAGGTAGAAGTGGGGACTGACCTTGGCAATGGACTAAGGCTTTCCATACCGATCATATCATCTACGATGGATACGATCTCCGAAGATCTTATGGCTCGTTCGATGTCTGCCGCAGGTGGGTGCTCTATCATTCATAGATACAACACACCAGAAGAACAAGCCGAATTGGTTGGGCACGCAAGAGTCAACGGAGCAGAGAACATTGGTTTTGCCGTTGGTGTAGGTGAAGACTTGTTGCTTAGAGTATCTGAAAGTCTTTTAGCAGGAGCAACCTTTGTTTGCATTGATGTGGCACACGGGCACCATGTTATGATGAAACATGCTATTCATGCTGTCAGAGCCGCTGTTGGCGATGATCTGCACATTATGGCAGGAAATGTTGCAACCTTGGAAGGGATTAACGATCTTGCTGATTGGGGTGCCAACTCTGTTAGGTGCAACATTGGGGGTGGTTCTATCTGCTCTACTCGCGTGCAGACAGGACACGGACACCCCGGCTTGCAGACAATCTTGGATTGTGCAAAAACTGACCGCGAAGTCGCGATCATTGCAGACGGTGGCATACGCAACTCTGGCGACATTGTAAAGGCTCTTGCAGCAGGTGCGGACGCTGTTATGTTGGGTTCGCTACTCGCAGGAACCAAGGAAACACCCGGAGAGGTCTTTACCAACGCTCAAGGTCAAAAGTATAAGACCTATCGTGGTATGGCTTCCAAAGAAGCACAGATAGACTGGAGAGGTAGGTATTCCTCGTTTGAGGGTGTTTCATCGACCGTGCCCTATCGAGGCAAGGTTCGCAATGTTCTCGCTGACTTGGAGCAGGGCATTCGCTCTGGACTCTCATACTCAGGATGTCGTAGTATTCTTGAACTTCAAGCACGACATAAGTTTGTTCGACAGACCACTGCTGGTCTTGGTGAGAGCAAGACACACATTAACGCGAGAAAGTGGTAATGTCAGATGATAAATACGAATACGGACGTGAACTAAAGTCTATTCGGTTTATGGTGTCTGATGATGACCACGCTCGCTTGTTGATTAGGTTGCGACACAACAAAGTAAATGTAGCGCAATTCTTTCGTGCTGTTATTGATGGCATGATCCAAGAGGAAGAAAATCTTATGCAGTTCTTTGACAACTATGTCTTGGAACATAAAATTCTTTCTCGACATCGTTTTACCAAATCTCTTAAACTCAAGAAAAAAGGACAAGAAGTTCTTGAGGATTGGGGCTTGCTTGACGATGCTGAAAAACAAGAGATATTTGATTTAATATCAAAGGAGTTTCCAGACTTATGAACAAAGATGACTTATTGGTTTGTGCGCAGCAATGCCTTAAAGACAAAGAATGCTGCGAAGCAAGTAGCTGTAGGTTCCACATAAATTATGAAGATGAATATAATTGCACACTTATTACAACGTATGTGAATGGACCCCTTTCTTTACGAGAAATTGCAAAAAGAGAGGGACTTTCTTTTGCTCGAATAAAGCAGATACAAGATAAGGCACTAATTAAATTAAAGAAACGTTTGCCAGATGGTGAAGAATTATTGGCTTCTTCTGGTGATGTAGACTATTTAACTTTGAGTTTTTAAGGAGATATAAAACTATGGCTCGCAAGAAATTACTATCAGAATCAGAAATCCGTCAATTCATGAAGTTGGCGAACATCAAGCCCCTACAGGAAATGGGTGGCTATATGCCCGGTATGCGCGACGAGGAAGAAGACGAACCCGGTATGCGTGACACCATGATGGAAGAAGAGGGCGATGAAGAGGAGCCTGCTCCCGAGATGCCCGCACCCGAAGGTGGTGACGAAGAAATGGAAATGGATATGGACCTTGGTGCCGAAGAGCCTGCCCCCGACATGGATATGGGTGCCGATGGTGGAAAAGAAGAGCAATTTGCAGACATTGTAGACAAGCTAGCAGACCTACTTGGACTTGATGCTGACGTAGAGATTGGCGGTGATGAAGAGATGGGGGGTGAGGTCATGGACGATGAAGGTGGTGATCTAGAAGGTGCCATGGACGCTCCCGCAGGTGATGACGAAGACCTTGGCGTTGAATTGGACGACGAAGGTGAGGGCGAAGAAGAAATAGTTGCAGAAGTTGCCCGCCGAGTTGCCGCACGCCTTATTCGTGAGAAAAAGCAAGATACTGTGGCGACCAAGCTAGCCGAGCGTATCTTCAGACGACTCGCCTCAAAATAATAGCTTGACAAAAATCTCCTGAGCCGTTATAATAACCATCTAGGAAACCATCCTAGGTGGTTATTTCATTGGGAGAGGCAATGGATTTGATTATTAGTCTAGTGATAGCAGGCTGTTCATTTATGCTTGGATGGCTTACTTGTTCTGGTGTTTACTTTTTGAAGTCAACAAGGATTACGGCGATTGTAATGAAGTCGTCTTATGTTTTTTACTTGACAATTATCAACAAAGGGTTAGAATACCTACACTACTCTCATATTAATAGACTTGAAGCACTTCGTAAGAACGGCAAGTCATACGGACATCCTGAGTATGAGATGCTGAAGAAGGATAATGATAAGCAAATTGAAATTTACAAAGACAATGCGATTGCCTATTTACTTCAGGCGCACCCTGATATGTTTAGAAACTTTGTAGAATTTAACAATTGGAGAGAATCTCAGAGATTCCTAAACAACTACAAGTACCCCGCCATTATGTTTTCAAAGGAGAATAACAAATGATGCGTAAGATTATCGGAAAGATTATTGATATTGTTCTTCCACCTGTAAAGACAGTATCTCAAGAAGCAGAAGAGACACAGGCAGCAGACGCACCCGCACCAAAGGTCAAGACTATCAGTCTTGAGCAACTTCTCGGCGGTGGCGAGGCTCCACCCAAAGAGCCCGACCTTAGAGTTATTGGTCTCTATTCCTCAGTTGAAGACGAAAAGATTGCAGAACTAACACAGGCTCTGCTTTATCTCAACGAAATGAACCGCCTTCTTCCCGAGGGCGAAGAAAAGAAGCCTGTTGAATTTTACATCAACACTTATGGCGGATCTGCTGATGACATGTTTGCAATGTATGATGTTATGCAGACTATCATGGAAGAAACGGAAATCCACACTATCGGTGTTGGAAAGGTTATGTCCGCTGGAACCCTGCTTCTTGCAGCAGGAACCAAGGGCAAGCGCAAGATTGGTAAGAACTGTCGCGTAATGATTCACAATGTCGCAGCAGGAAACTTTGGCACACTACCCAACCTTGCAAACGAACTTGAAGCGATACAGACGCTACAGGATGATTACATTACCGCTATGGTTGAGAACACAAAGTTCACCCGCAAGAAGTTGGAGAAACTACTTAATGAAAAGGTAAACATCTACCTATCTGCCGAAGAAGCAGTTAAGTATGGTCTTGCCGACGAGATTATGTGAGGTTAATTTATGTCTGATACGTTGTTAATGCTTCTCGAAATGATCGAGGAAGCTTTGGGAGAGCAAGAATATAGTGAAAACATCTCCAAAGCGCTTGAGATAATTGAAAAAGAAGCAAAAAATATGGGATATACATACGAAGTTTATGGTAAAAACAAAATAAGAATTAGAGCGCCAAATCGAGAGCAAGTTATGGCTGAATTAGAAAAACTTGTTTCTCCTCTTGGTTTTGAACACTTTGCAGATGGAAGCTCTTTGGGCAGACTACAACTAAAGACCCCAAGAAATAGAGACAATGTTTACATCATGTTTAAGCCCCTAGCAGGCACAACAGCAGCCAGCAAAGGAAATCTAGCAGAAAAACAAATAGCTAAAAGATTTGAAGAACTTTCTGGTGGTACAGTACAAGCAGATTCTGCTGGCGCTGGACACGGATCAGACATAACTGTCGTAGGACCAAAGGGTACTTTAACAATTGAGAACAAAACTTCTTTGAGTGCTGATTTTGGTCAATTTAGCCTTCGTTATGATCTAGAATTAGAAAAATGGGAGCCAAATCCTACCAAAGATTATCTACAAAAACAACACATCTTTGGACCTATTTTCGATAAATATGTTAACAATTATGTCAATACAAAATATGTTTTACCACTGCCGCCAACCATGGAAGAAATAAAGCAAACCTATAGAGTTTATCAAAACAGATACATTACAGGCTTAAGGGCCGGACCCATGACAGGTGAAACAAAAAGAAATCTAGAAAGAGTGTGGTTCGACGGCAAGACAGGGGCTTATCAAAAGTTCCCGTTTGAAGAGATTTCTGGTTACTACGCAGACAAAAATGATAGATTTATAAATATCGGAAAAAGAGGTCTCTATGCACTAAATCCTCAAGATGCTCAAGCTTTTAATATTAAGGAATTTTCAGATACCGGCTTGATACCTTCTGTTCGTCTGCGCTTAAAACCAAGCATGGGAACAAATAGTAATACACGTTTTCTAGTTGCAATAAAAGTTGGCGGTACTCTTGAAAAAAGTCCCTTGACTTTAGACAACGATCAAGATATGTTAAAGATAATAAAGATCATAACTTAATGGAGGAAACTTGAAATCACCACTACGTTATCCCGGTGGCAAAACACGCGCAATAAAGCACCTACTCCCCCACATTCCAGAGGGAGACATTTGTTCTCCATTCTTGGGCGGTGGGTCGTTAGAGTTGGTGCTTGCTGAGGATAGAAAGGTATACGCTTACGATGCGTTCTATCCTCTCTATAACTTTTGGAACTGCCTACTTGCAGACAGGGAAGAGTTGGTCAAAGAGGTTCGCAGACTACACCCAATGGACAAGATTGGGTTCAAGAATCTACGCGAACTCCTAAAGGCATACAACAGCAACCACGGACAATCTTACGTTGCGGCTGCTGCTTACTTTGCGATCAATCGTTCTTCTTTCTCAGGCGCAACCTTATCGGGCGGATACTCCAAGCAGGCAGCCGAAGGTCGCTTCAATGAGAACAGCATCAAAAGGCTGGAGAATTTTGAAGCACCTAACCTAAAAGTAGGCTTTCTAAGCTTTGAGGAGTCAATAGAGCGCCATGAAAATTGTTTCCTATACTTGGACCCTCCATACTTTTTGGAAGCGAAGAGCAAGCTCTATGGAAAGAACGGAGATATGCATGAAGGTTTTGATCATGAAATGTTACATTTGCTCTTGACAAATCGTCAGAACTGGTTATTATGTTATAACGATTGCGATTTCATTCGTGAGCACTACTCTGACTATGAGATAGTCCCAGCCGAATGGGCTTACGGAATGAACAAGAGTAAGAAATCAAACGAAGTTTTCATTATTTCACGAGGTTAAAATGACAAACAAGATGGTATTTGCGAATAACGAAGAATTACGACAGAAGATTCTAAACGGAGCCAACACCTTGGCTGACTATGTTTCTTCTACTCTCGGACCCAAGGGTCGGACTGTGCTCTTAAAGGAGCATGACAAGCCTGCCTTCGCAACGAAGGATGGCGTAACAGTTGCACAGTTTGTGCAGTTGGATGATGAGTTTGAGAACGCTGGCGCACAGGTTATCCGCCAAGCAGCAAACGAGACAAACACAAGCGCAGGTGATGGTACGACTACTGCTACCGTCCTTGCGAGAGCAATACTAAACGAGGCACAACGACACATTGTTGCTGGCGTGTCTCCAATTGAATTACAAAGGGGTATAGATGCAACAGTATCAGAGATTTGTAACAACCTTACAGAAATGGCGAGACCAGTCACTAGTATTGATGATATCAAACACATCGCCACTATTTCAGCCAACAACGATTCTACTATTGGGGATCTCATTGCTTTGGCTGTGGACAAGGTGGGGCAAGATGGCTCTATAACAATCGAAGAGTCCCGCTCTATGGAGACCTCGATTGATGTCACCGAAGGCTTCCGCTTTCCTGCTGGCTTCTGTGCGTCTGCATTTGTTAACGACGAGCGCCGAAATGTAATGCATTATGAAGAGCCCATAGTTATGGTTACAGATTACAAGATCACTCAGGTCGAGCAGATTCTGCCCATTCTTGAGTTGGTTGCCAGAGAGGCACGTCCACTCGTTATTGTCGCTGAGGACATTGAGGGGCAAGCCTTGGCAGCCATGATCATGAACGCAATGCGTGGCTCACTAAAAATTGCAGGAATCAAGGCTCCATTCTATGGAGAGGAGAGGCGCAGTCTTCTATCTGATCTCGCAATGTCAACCGGTGCAACATTCATCACCCGAGAGTCAGGGCAGAAATTGCAGACAACAACACTTGATCAGTTGGGTACTGCTAAGTCTGTTGAAAGCACAAAGGTTGGAACAATCCTTGTTGGTGGCAATTGTGACTACGAAGCAGTCGAGACTCGTATTGAGAGTTTAAAGGCTGAGATTACAAATACAGAAGATTTTGCAGAGTGTGAGCGTATTCAAGGTCGCATTGTCCGCTTGTCATCTGGTGTTGCTGTTATTCACGTTGGTGGTGCAACACAGGTAGAAATGACTGAACGCAAGCACCGCATCGAAGATGCACTTGAGGCTGTTCGTTCTGCACAGGAAGAAGGTGTGATTGGTGGTGGTGGCACAGCCCTGCTGCGAGCAAGCAACACTCTTACTGTAAAGACAGATCATGCAGAGCAGTCAATTGGTATTGGTATTGTTAAGAAGGCATGTGAAGCACCCTTCCGTCAAATGTGCAGAAACGGCGGGCAGAGTGAAGACCTTTTGCTTGCTCATGTCATCGATCAACCTGAAAACATGGGCTACGATTTCCGTACTGGTTCGTTGACAAACCTTTACAAACGTGGTATATTAGATCCAGTGAGGGTAACCAAGTCTGCGCTGAAGAACGCAGCGTCTTGTGCTGGAACACTCATTACAACCAACTACGGAATCATACAGGTGTCATAATGACAAGAGGTGATTTAGTTCATATTCCTCAAGATGTCTTACTTTTGGGGCAAAAGAATTCAAAGAACTTTATAGAAGGAACCCCTTATTACTTAAAGACTACAAAGCCAAGCCGTGCTATATTCTGGTCCTTAGATATTAGAAGACCGGCTTGGGCTTCAGTTTATTACAAAGAAAGAATCTGGGATGTCAAATTAAAAGATCTTTATCCAATTACACAGGAGATGGAAAATGCTAGTTAAATTAACAGAAGTGTGTGGAACAGGCGCGGTGACAACCGGACGCAAGTATTCTTTACGAGAAGTATTCGTCAATCCTGAACACGTTGTTATGGTGAGAGAAGAGCACCAAATGAAGAGCCTAAACGAACAAGGGATGCTTACTGAGGGTCTAAGTAGAGACCATCGCTTTTCAAAGATTACAATTGATAAGGGCACTACTGGTACTGATATAGTTGTAATCGGAGACCCAAATACTGTTGAAACTGCACTTAATAAACGCAGTTATGTTCTGAAGGGGTAATCATGGGACAAAGAGTAAACATACAGTATTCTGTTGAACTTGAAGACTTACAGAAAGAAGTTACAAGGCTTTTTAACAATGCCATAGAAGTTCTTGAATTAAATCCTATAAGACCACGACCAGACCGTGATACGATTATACTTGGAACAGATGGTCTAGAACAAATAGATCTTCTACGGCGTAGACTTGCAAAAGTTGATATAATGCTTGGAGATATACAAAATATCATAGAAGGCTATGTTAGATTCAAGACTCAGGCTCCTGAGCCACCAACACGAGAAAGAGAAATACCCTTCCAGCAAACGTCGGAAGAGTTAGAGATAGAACAACTAGAAGAACAAATAAAAGAGTTTAAGGAGTTTTTTATTGCAAACACCGATCAAAAATCTGAAGAGTCAGACTAACTGTATTTCTATTTTAAAAAAAATAATACCCAAAGGAACCATAGTCGGTAGCTATCCCTTTTATGATGGTAATGTAGAGTTTAGGCTTGCCGAATCTGATAGATTCCTGATTGGTATGACCCAGAGTAGACAGGTAGCAGAATTTTGGCATTGTTTATTAGAAGATGCGAATAGAATTTCTTTGATTGCTGAAAAACTGTACCCTACATTAAATGAAGCAACATTTGACATTTTAAGAAAAGGATGGTACAACTACAAAGATCCTTTTGTTCGTAGTGCTTTGTTCTTCCTTCTTAACAGATGTTCCAGCTTGGGTATGGTCACTCATGGAGATTTTGAAACAAAAAATTATAATCCAATAGCTCTTAGAGATTTAAAGTCTTTTCAAACTAAAAACTTTAACATAAAGTTGGTTGAAGAATATGAGACAGACAAAGTAGACATTAATTTATTTTGTCCCGGCAAATACCACTATGATGTTCTAGATATAGCGGAGCCTAAAGGATTAGAAGAATCAATTTTTAAGCACACTAAATTTTTGAAACGGTTTACTAAATTACCTAGCATTTTTGTCTATGATTACCATCCAAAACTAAAAAATTATAGAAAATATAAAAAAATATTAATTGATCAATACGGCAGACCAACCGCCGATGCGGAAAACGCAAAGGAAATAATCCTACATAATGTATGATAAACTCGCAATCGCAACCTGCCTTTTCATTCTCGGTCAAGGTATTACATGGTTTAGCTCATACTCTCAGTTCGTCTGGGATTGGGCAAGAGATAATACATTGCTTATTGTAACTTTAACAGCTATTCCATCTGCGCTTTGTTTTGTATATGGTTTAAGATATGCATATGAATTTTTCGAAAGTGGCTGGGCTCCAAGATTTTATATTTTTGCCCTATCCTTTACTATAATGCCGGTTTTGTTTTGGTATTTTATGGATGAAAAATTCTTTACACCAAAAAATATGATTTCCGTTGCACTTGCAACTTGTATTATTTACATTCAAATGAGGTTCAAATGAGAAAAGTAGAAAAGCCTTGGGGACATGAGATCATCTGGGCAGAAACACCAAACTATGTTGGTAAGCTGCTACACATTAACGCAGGACACAGATTATCACTACAGTTTCATAGAGTCAAAGAGGAAACTGTTTATGTGGTCTCGGGCACTCTCTACATTTATGACGGCGAGGGTGGTATTACCAAATTGAATCCCGGACAGTCTTTCCATGTCAATCCATTACAGGTCCATCGCTTTGGTGCAAACGAAAGTGCAGTCGAGATTATGGAAGTAAGCACACCACACCTTGACGATGTTGTAAGATTAGAAGACGACTATAAAAGATAGAAACTATTTATAGCGTAATGGGAGAAAAGAATGTCTTTTGCGACTGACAAATGGTTTCAACATATAAGAGGCGAAGTCCTCACTGAAGGTGTTGGTGATATAGGATTAAGTGAGGCTAACGTAAACAGAATTAGAATGGAAATGAACGACGCGAGCGAGAAGGCTCGCGTGTGGGTTGGTAATGCCTTAAAAACTTATCGTTTTCGCGGCTATGTAAGCAACCTTAGTGTTTCATTGGAACGCGCGAAACGGAATGATTCATACTTCTTGGTCAAAATGCTTGAGTTTGCCCAAGAGAATGGTGATAGCCTTTCAATTAAAAAAGGTGACACAACTTTTGAAGTCTACAAGGACTTGGTAAGAACTTATCTTACACTTCGGGTAAAAGAATGGCCAAAACCAACGCGCTCATTTATCAAGCAAAAAAATAAGTTTGCTGCATCTGAAGAAGTTTTTAACCAAGCAATATATCATCTTGAAAGAGTTGAGGGGCTTCTTTTCAATGATTTCTTTAACGCCATTGAAAATGTCATAATTACTATGAACCAAAACCCCAACAACTACGAACTTATCAAGAGCATACCTCCAGCAGACTGGCGTGCCGCAGAAGATGTTTGTTACGATTATCAGCAAACCAGAGAAGACCCGGATAAAATGCTACACGTTTTTGAAGATGGATCTTACTGGTATGATTTGCAGACCTCTACTTGTGCCACTGAGGGTGATCGTATGGGACACTGTGGCACCGACCAACGTGGCATACTATATTCTCTTCGTAAAAGAGATAAAGGTCAAAAAAGATCTAAGTCTTATGTGACTATCGCATACAACGAAAGCAGTGCAGTTATTTTCCAAGTAAAAGGTCGCCAAAATACTTGCCCACCAGAATCTTTATGGCCGCATATCGAAAAGTTTATTGAACTTACGGGCGCTGAGTTTTTGAAAGAAACCGGCGAGTATTCAAATGAGCCCGAAGAGTTTAACAGACTGGGCGACTACCTTAGCAGCGAAACAGGTATCGAATGGGAGGGCGGAATTGAGCAACGATACCAAGATTTCAGCAACGAATGCCAAGAATACCTAATGCAATTTAGGGCAAATGTTGCGGAACCTAGCGAAGTAGTGCTGAGTGGCTTAAATGTTGAATATGCGGACTATGGTGAAGGGTTTGAATGGTATGATACTCTGGAATCAATCGTCGTTGAAGTGCCATTCAAATTAAAAGATAGACATCTTTACAGACAAAAGGATGATTTAGGGCAAGCCAACGAGGAAATACTTGAAGTTTTAGAAGAAGAAGATAGAAACGATTTCATTAGTTCTTACAAAGAAAACGCGCAAGTGCTTTTTGTTAGGGCTGAGACAGAGGCTGAAGCACTACAAAAATCATATGCTTCTGGTGATCCAGAACAGATGCTTGAATTGGTAGGCGATGGCTCAAAAACCTATATGGTTCTCGCTGATCTTGAGTCTCTTTCTAACGAAGAGATAATGGCAGGTCTTCATAATTCTTCATCGGACCAATACAGTGATTTCCTTGATTTGGTTGATGAACTCTATACCGATGTCCGAGATTCTGTAGATGCGATTGAGGACTTGTTTATCAGGAACGAGATTATAGAGGCACCACTGGTAAAGGGATATAGAGAGACAGTTGCAAAACGATTTAACAATTTCTATATTGCAAACACAGCAACAAACGACAGAGATCAGTTTTTTGTTATGGCAAATGGAAAACTTTTTGACACAACTGTCGATGAAATGCAGACCATAGTAAAAACAGGACTCGCACCGTCAAGAGGGGCGTTTAATAGTTTACCTCACAGTTTAAGCCTTACCAAAAGCCCGGAGGGTTGGTGGAGTAGTCTAAGATTTAGGAAACAAATAATGCAGGCTCTGGAATCAAAAGAGAGAGAAGCAATAGAATTCGCAAAGCAACAAATGACATTGGATTACGGTGAGGAATACAAAGAGAAGATTGACAATTTATGGGACAAAGTCGTAAAACTCTCTTTTCTAAAAGATATGTTTGCAGGCTTTCTTATCACGCAGAGCAAGGACATGACCGACATTGGCGTACAGCATCGCATAGGGGAACCGACCCGAACTGGCGAAGATGCCTTCTACTACAAGATTGAGGTTATTGTTAATGAGAAGACACTTCCATTTATTGGTCCCTTCTTGGAATACTACGACAACAACTTTGAAATCATAATTGGCGCTTTTGATAAGGTAGTCAAAGAATACATTTATGGAGCCGCCAAGAGAATGAAGAGGAGTGCTGATACAGACGACAATCTACCCTCAGTCCAGCAAGAAGCAAGAGCAAATCCGCTTGATGTGCGACTATACGAAATGGACTTTGTTATGTCCTACCCCCTTGGCATGGGCTACGAAATTACAGACATTCACAACATCATTCGTGCTATCCCTGATGTTACAACAGTTCGCACAGTTGGCAACAGCAAGAGAACTCAAGGCAACAGAACAATATCATTACAGCGCCTCAAGTTTGCTCTAAAAGGACAGAAGCCAAGAGAAGAGTGGGTAAAGCAAATCCTGTTGCCACAGATTAGAAAGATCAGCCAAGACATTCGTATACACAAAGTAGAGCGTGCCGATCTTGTTTCAGCCAGCCGCCAAAGAATGGAAGAGGCGTATGGCTATTTCAACTCAACCCAGCGTCCTTCGACACCGCGCACAACTCCCCGACCAACTATCCAAGGTCTCATAGATGATTGGGTCGAGGGTGGAGTTATGTATGATCAGCCAACAAATCTTAATCTCACACGATACAGTGTAATGATGCCTGTTGCTGATTTAGAGCACTTATGTGGCAGGCACCAGCGCAAGCACGGACATCATTTTGACGCAGGATACGAAAACTTTATCCAAAACGGTCCTCGTGATCCTATTTACTTAGCGATTGGTAAGAACGGGAGAGCAAAAATAACTGGCAATGAAGACGATTTGCGTTATGCTATAAAGGCAGGCGTTGAAGAAGTACCAGTATTTATTTCATACCAACGTCAAGTCTAAGGAGATAGCATGAAAAACATAATCAAAAGTATAGCATCAATTACATTCGGTGTAATTTTCGCATTGTTCCTTATGGTTGTGTTTTTCTTACACCCTCAGCCAGATACTCCCCATAGTTATGAAACAACCTCCCACCACTATGATGTAAGTGACAAGCAAGCAATCAGGAGATCCGTTAACTCTGCTGTCCGTGTTTTCTCAATGGATTTAGAAACAGGAACAATGTCTTCTCTCAGTGGGACATACTTTATCCACAATAATAAATATTATGTTTTGACCTCGGCACATGGGATCATAAACGGTTGTGATAAGTTGATGGTTATGCACTTTGGAGAAACAAGCAGATGCTTGAGAATGGTCACGCTCAACAAAAAAGTAGACTATGCTATTTTTGAAGTAGAGCAGGTTATGTCGAGAAAACCCATAAAAATACCACGAGCAATTGCTAACTGGAAAAAAAGCTACAACCTCCTTGACAAGATCTACTACACAGGTTATCCTAATAGTGTAGGTCCTACCACATGGACCGGAACAATCTCTGGCTACACAGGAGATTATGTCATTGTTCAATCATACGCTTGGTCTGGAGCATCTGGTTCTGGTGTATTTGACGAGACAGGAGAACTAATTGGAATCATCATGGCTTTAGATGTAGGGGCAGGCGAATACGGATATCAAGTATTGAACAACTTCGTAATCGTAGTCCCAATCTGGCAAGTAGATTTCAGTGGTATTATGGAGTAACCATGAGCAAGAAAAAGAAACAGTGCCCTTATGAAGAAGTAACGGGCAAGATAGATACTATTGATCTCAAAATGGCAAAAACCAAAGAAGAGATCGAAGAGTTAGTTAAAAGACTAAAAGACGAGCCTGAAATATGCCCTGATGTGGAAGACTCAGAGAGGGCATTACAGGACGCACTCGACATTTACTTTGTCGATCAACTTTTAAAGCAAAAACCAGTAGGAGATGCTTAATGTCAGAAGCCGTTGAGGCAGTCAGCACCGAGGTAGAAGACCTCAAGCCCAAGAAGCTGACCAACAAAGCCCCACAGGGCATGACCACGTTTACTGTTTGTCGCCAGAGCGATGAAACAGGTATTTCAGGAGAAGGCGTTGTTATCGAAGGTTGCGTTTTCGCAACCGGACACACCGTGATACACTGGCTGACGCCAGCCCCACGAGGAAGTATTGCTTTCTTTGATAATTTTGATGACTTTATCAAGATTCATGTTAGTTCTCACCCAACAAATGGAACAATCATAACCTATGATGATGGGCGACAGAATATTTACACTGCGACAGGAGAAGTAAAGAAAAATGAGCCAGAGGAAACCTGATAGCAGAAAGCGACCTGAGCCTACTCCATTCAAGAGCAAGGCACAAAAGAAGTATAAAACCCAGAGACGAAAGAATGATATCTATTCTACGGTCGCAGGGCATAAGAACTTATCTTCAGGCGCTCC